ACACTCGTGGGTATAGAGTCCTCTAAAAAATACCCGTCCTGTTTTGGTATAAACGCAGCTTGAGAGAATGGAGCTATTAAAGAGTATTCGTTGTCTTCAAACTTAAATCTGTAGCTAAATCTTACAAACTTATCTGACAAGAACTGTTCATCTCCCGTGAATGACGCATCGTAGTAAGGGTTAGATGTAACCCCATCAGGTAATAGAGGACTAGTGACATCATACATAGATGGTGTTCTAACCATGTTCTCTCTACCAATAATAAATACTGCGTCAGCAAATGCTAATGAGCCTCCAAACGCATTGGATAGAGTGTTTCCTGGTATAGTTATGGTGTCGCCTGGTTCGTAGTCTAGTCCTCCAGAGGTTATGATTCCTGGCTGTAGGGTGTACTCCCCTGAACCAACACTTGTTTCCGTAGCATCAACAGTAAAACTCAATGTTCCTGTCCCAGCACCACTTGTTGTGACTGGAGATGGTGTACCAACACCCACTGTGAAGGTTTGAGGAAGCACAGGTGGGGTTAGGCCAAACATTCTAGAATTAGTCTGTATTTGTAATCGACTATCTATAAACAAGTCTCCATCACCTGAAAGCTTTGTGATGTCTGGCGCAAGACATGGGTAATACTTAGCTACAGATATGTGGTCCTCAGATGTGTAGTATGGATTTGCAGAACCGTATGGGTTTGCTAACGCTAGGTTTACGTTAATCTTTCTTGGTTGGTTTCTGTTGTCAGTGAAAAACAATAAGTTCTCTATAAGGTCGATGCCTAAAACCTCGTGTGTATCAGAAAAGTTTAAAAAGCTACCACCGACCAATACCGTGTAATCGTTTGATATTGTGTTATATACAGCTATGTAATGTGCAGATGCGGCTGGTGCTGGATTTGTTAAAGCTGTGGGGGAAGAGTCTGTGTAGTTAGTTATAAACGCAAATAACCTATCATTAGTGGTGTCTACATAAAAACCTATAATCTTTAGATTGGTGTCGTAAGCAGAAGTATAGGTGTTAAGAACCTTAAAATCAGTCAGCTCTATGTTACCAAGAACATTCTCCAATACCCCTGAGTCACCCCCAGCAGAGTCTGTAACCGAAGCATTTCTAGCCTCTATGTATTCTCGGTTAGATATTAATCTTGGGTCTAGGTCTTTATTCATCTTAGCCCCAAGAAAAACATTTTTAGTTTCTGCCATTTAATTCTAGTTTTTAATCATCTTGGACTTACCCCTCATTACTTGAGTAAGTTCTCCTATCTTGAGGTTAGAGAGTCTAATCTTAGCGTTTCTTAACTTAGCATACCTCTCTTGCTTCCATCTTCTTACGGCATACTCTGGTTGGTTAGACCTTGTTGATAGTATAGAGTATACCAAGTGTGCGTACATTGCATCCTCAGCCATCTTAGGTACCCTAGAGTCCTCGTGATAAGCTAAACCATCGGACACATACTCTATTACAACCAGTTGGTTTGCAAGGTTACTTGAGAAGCTAAACGAGTTGGTTCTTTCACTTATACTAAACCACCCGTTACCTTGTGTCAATGTTGGGTCTAACCCGTATCTCTGACCAAAGTATCCACCGTAGCCCCAAGCATAACCCTGACCATATCCCCACCAATCATACCCTTGATTAACTTGGTCTTGAGTGAATATACCTGTGATTTGATTTGTATCGTTAGTCTTCCAGTTTTCTTCTGTCTGTGAACTAAGTTGTACGTTAGTCCCGAAACCGTCTTGTACAATCTCACCTGTAGAGTCCTGCTCTGGGCTTTGTACTGGGTTGGTTGTCAAGTTATTAGCTGGATATACAATATGCTTAACACCTATAGAGTCTATCCAAGACACCCTAACGTAGTTAACATAGTCCTGTGGAAGTGGCAAACTCAGGCTTGATGGTACGGTTAGTTCTATTGAACTTACACTTTTTAGTGTGTCGTATGTGAACTCTTGTAACCCTCGCTTTGCATGGAATATAACATCGGTTCTTTTAACGCTAGGTATAAGCTTACCAGCTCCAACGTAAGCGATTAAAAAGTTGTTTACGATGTCCCCTAGCTTTATGTATGAATAACCCCCGTAATTTGACTGTACTGCGGTTACGAATAACGCCACCCTTACAAGAATACTTGGACCCAAATTCACAGGAACAGCGTTTGTACCACTTATTATAGTGTTACTTGTGTTTGTCTTAACCTCTGAGGGTACGGTAACCCATGTCACCCCATTGTCGTTACTTGTCTGTAGGTAATAGTTTCTGTCATACTCACCTGCAACACCGTCAGTAAGTTCAGTATTAAAGGTTGTTACAAACTCACTTTGAGTTGTTGCAGCCCCAAGTGTGTAAGCTTTTTGGCCAACATAATATTCTTCATTTGTTTCGGTAACTAAACCTCCGTTTGGTGTTGACATATTCTATTAGCTTTTTTCGTTTATCTCTTCTGTTCTAGCCTCTTGTGCAGCAGCTTGAACTATTTGTGGGTCTCTAATTACTACACCGAAGTAGAACAATAACTTGATTATGAAGTCAGTTTGCTCCGATGGATGTAGCTCTATGTTTGTTGAGCCGTATGTACTTCCACTATTAAAGTCAGACGCTTGGAGTGTTATTATTGTATCTCCACTAGCACCAAGTTGAACAGCAGGAATTGTTATAACATCTCCAACCACATACCCTGTACCTGCTGTGGTTACACTCAGTGTTACGTTTGTAGGTGTGGTTACATTTGCAGATATTACAAGTCCTGTACCAGAACCCCCAGTGTATGTTGGTGTGTATGTACCAATAGTACCCCCAGCAATACCAGCGGTTATACTACTTGTTAGTGTGTTTGTACCTGTGTTCAGTAAAGACTCACCGTAAACAGTGGAGTCATATATGTACTGACCCAATGAACCAACACTGTAACCCCACCTTGGCTCTGTAGGCTTTCTAAGGTAGTTTACAACAACCCCTGAGCTTATACTGTCTGGTTTGACATACATCCTTTCATTCTCGTAAAGGTATGTTGGGAAATATTTTGAAGATGCTGTCAGTAATGACTTCTGTATGTTGTAAAAATCATTTCTCTGCAATCTCTGAAGTTCTACTTGATTTCCATTTACACCAGTGTAAACCACTGTACCTAAGCGATATAGGTCAGATGGTAATGTATAATATGGTGTGCTTGGAGTTGTGGCGTTGTCGTATGTTGCGTCACCGAAAGCTTTGAATATAGAAAGCTTTTCGTCTGTGTTCATTATTCTGTCTGAATAATCAGCGTCTGCCTGTGGAACACGAAGCTGCTGGTTTAGTTCCTCTGCATAGCTTTCAAACATTTGCAGTTGAACTTGATTGGCTATCTTATTGAACTCATTAGGTGTAACATAACCTCTCTGTTCCTTGTTAAGAATCAGTAATGCGGTTTTATATACCTCGTTAATGTTTATAGCCATATTTATTTTTTATTAATTATAAGGGATAGGCCAGCTTTGTACTGACCTAGCCCTATAATATATATTACGTTGTTACATTAGTTTTTTCTCGATAGATGAAAATATTTCCATACCCTCGTCTGTCTTGAAAAATGAAGCCATAGCTGAGTATGGGTGTTCATCAAATGGAACGGTCATTAACTTTCTACCATTACTGGCCCATGTAAATGTACGTTGGTCTTGAGATAGTTTAATGATACCCTGTTCAGCCGCTTTAATTGCAAAGTTTCTAAGCTGAATATTATCATCTAATGCTAAACTAATAAACAGTCTTGGATTACTCTTAGCCATTATCATAAGGTCTCTTCGTATTTCCTTACTTGTCATCTTAGAAACACCTGAACCCTTTTCAGCTCTAAGTATAGCCTCTGCATGGTCGATGTCAATCTCCCTTGCGGCTGTCATTGCCTCAAGCTCAGTCTCCAAGTCCTCTAGTCCATATTCAGCCTCTTGTACAGGGTCAAACTCTGTATACAGTTTATCCTTGTGTGGGTGGTATAAAGACAATAACCTCTGAAGTGACTGCTTCTCTTTAGGTACATTCAAAACCCCATCTTTAAAAACGATGTGTTCCATTGTTACAGAGCCATTCTGCTCATCTACGAAACAGCTTTTTTGATTTGTTGCGTACCTTATCTCTCTCTGAGAGTTTGTCTCAGTGTCAAACCACAATAGTGGATGTCTTGGAGTGTGCTTACTTGCCAATGTGTAAGTTAATGGTGACTTACCCCCTGTCAAATAGTATTGACGGGACTTAATCTCCCACTCATCTTTCTTCTTGGTTTCTTTTACTTCAACTGGCTTAGGAGCTACTGGAGCTTCAATTACAGTTTCATTTTCTTGTACAACCTCTTCTACTTGAGGTTTTGTTGTTGTTGTTGTTTTTCTAGGTCTCCCCATGATATAATATAATTAAATAGTTAAAAAAAATAAAACTTGAGGCCACATAATGCAGCCCCAAGTTTATAAGATTAATGCTTACGCAGTAGCCTTGAACAACACGAAGTTGTTAGCAGCCTGAGTAACCAAACAACGCTCAGAAAGGAAATGAACCTTCATTACGTCTTCTCCTGAAGTAGCAGCACCACCTACAGAACCTGTAATCCAAGACTTCATTCTTCGGTCATCAGCTTCAGAAGCACGATAACGAGCGTGAAGGAATGGTCTACGAATGTTAGTACCTAACATCTGGTCGTAAACGGTAGTTGTTCCAGCAGGAACCAATACACCCTCTATGTCTCCTGTAAGACCACGAGTAGAAGCATCGTTAAGATATTTCCAATCAGTCTTATAGAAATCATAAGAACCTCTTCGGAATCCAGAGAATCCTAAGTTCAGAGCCATTTCAGAGCTGTTCTCGAATACTCCGTAAGAAGTACCACCAGCACCGTAAGAGTTCTGAGCAGCAAGCATATCGTCCATGTCTAGTGACGTAGCACGATTTAAGAAGAGCATGTTCTCCTCAATAGCACCCTGCTTGTCAAGGTTAGCTAGAATCTTGTCGAAATCAGCTAAACCAGTAGCAGCAGTGAAGTTGTTGTACACGTTTCCTCGCTCCTCGATAGCAGCAAAAAGACCCTGTGTACCCTTCACGTTAGCACTAGCACTACCTCCAGCTAGTTGTCCGATAGCAGCAGAACCAGCAGCAGCAAGTTCACCCTCTACAGAAACCATCTCTAGGTAATCCTGAAAACGTAGACGAGTCTCGCCTTCAGCCTTCAAGTACCATAGGTATCCAGAAAGTCCAGCCTCATCAGTAACTTCAACCCAACCAATTTGAGAAGCATCAGAACCTGAAACCTCATACTGGTCTTTGATGATTACTGGGCTATTGTTGTACTGAGTGAACGATGGTGTAATAGAACCAGCCATAGAGTCAGTACCCTTACCAAATTCAGAACCATATACGAAGATTTTAACCTCTCCACCTTCACCTGGCTGTCCAACAGCAGTAGAAACTTCGTTCAAGTTAGCAGCGGTGTAAGGGAAAGCGTTAACATCCCAGTTAGTAGCTCCAGCAGCAGGCTCGGCATCAACAAAACACTTAACAGAGTTTAGGCTTACTGTGTTATAAACAACAATAGTAGAACCAGCTCGGATAATAGGTTGAATAGATTCTCCAGCAGAGTTTTCACCAGCTACGTTTGTGATTGCTGTTGCACCAGCGGCAATAGCAAGAGCAGAAACAGTAGTAGCTCCTCCACCACCCATACCACTCTCGAAAGAAAGGTGCAAACGGTTTTGCTCAGACCAAATAACTTGGTCAGAAGTCATTGGCATCTCAGCCCCAACCATACGAAGAAAACCAGAGATTGTACGATTACCGTAACGCTCTACTTCAGCTTCATAGATTTCAGGTAGATACTGCTGTGCGAAGTCGTTTCCGCTTCCATCAGCAAAGTTTAAATAAGAACCTTGAGTAATACTCTTAAATGGAGTAGGTACCAAGGAAAACGAACCCAACGGGTCGTTAGTTGCAAATTGTCCCATAATTTTTAATTTTTAGGTTTTTTATTAATTTTAAGTTTTGAAGAGTCGATACCGTTGACAGCCTTAACCTTTAACCCATTTATAAACAGACTATCGTTTGACGTTTGTCTAGGTGCTTCACCTGTTATGTTTTTAGACTTAACAGAAACATCCTTGATAGCGTCAGCCTTACCCTGTTCGTAAAAGTGTGAGGCAATTTTGTCAACATTTTGGGCTGCATACATTGCTTTATGATACTCGTCAAATCTTTTTACATTACCACCTTCATCGAGAAACTTCCCCAATATATTATTAATGCTAGACTGAGTATCAGCAATTGATTCTGGATTACTTACCCCGTATCTAAATTTCTTCTCTCCAACCTTAAAATCAAAACCTTTGAAATCGTTTTGGAAAAAATCTTTAGTTTTAGATTTGAATAAACTTCTAGATTCTTCAGCTTGTTGTTCACTCTCCTTGTAGCGATTAAAAAAGTCCATTGCTTTTCTTTGTTCGTTGGACAACGTGGGCCTCGACTTGATTTCCTCGTAGTATTTATCCTTCAAATCATTTAGAAATGAATGGGCTTTTGAAACCTCTTCTTTTTGAGCAAGTTTTTTTCTCTTGATGTCTCGCTCATCATCAAGTTCTTCATCGTAATGAAAGTTTTCTTCCATTACAAAATCTATTTCCTCATCGTTAAGATGCGGTTTTGTTTTCTTATAATACTCTCTTAGTAGTGTTTTTTCATCTACGTTTGAGTAGTCTGTGTTTAATCGGACATAGTCCTGTAGGTCACCACCTGTTTCGTCAATAAACTTCACAAGTTTATCTACACCCTCTGGTAGATTTATCTTAACCTTGTCTTCTGTCTGCTCAACAACTGGTGTTACCTCTTCTTTTTCTTCTTCTTTTTCAGTAATCTCTTGTATTACTACTTCCCCTTCTTCTGACTTACCCCCATCATCTGAACTGGTGACTTCTTTGGGAGTGCCTTCAGGTTTTGGTTCGGGTGTTCCTTCCTCCACTTTTTGTACAGTTTCGGTAGGTTTATCCTCATGTACGTCATTTGCGCTTTGCTCTTGAACGGCATCTTCTTTTTCTTTTAGTTCCTCTTTCTTTTTAGAAAGGTCTAACTTGGTTACTGTTTCTTTAGCCTTCTTAGGCTTGACTTTTGACAAGTCTACTTTTGTTTCCGACATAATAATATAATATATAATTGTTTAAAATCACTTCGGCTCAAATTGCTCTAAACCGATACCACCCAACACATCGTTTCCAGAGGACTCAAAATCTGTTGGTAGTAAGTTGTTTTTTCTTTGGTTGATGAGTTCACTCTGCTGAGTACCCTGCATCCTAATTCTTTTATCCTTTCGGTCCTCTATCTCTTGTTCTTTTTGACCCTCAGCATTAGCCCTTACTTGAGCTAACTGCATGTTAAAGTTAAACTCAGCCTGCATCAACTCTCTCTTAATCTCAGCTTCAGCTCTAAGTCTTTGTATTTCAAACTGAGACTTAGCCTGTTCTATATTAACCTTTTCCTGTGTCAATGCCTGCTGTTTTTGAACCTCAGCAAACGCAGCCTTTTCAGCAGCCTCAGCATTAGCGTTGGCCTGGGCTTGAATGTTTTGTAACTGAGCCTGTCTATCTGCCTCAGCCTTCTTCTTTCTCTTTTGCTTTAATACCTCGTTAGCAAGCTTTATATTCTGTATCTCTCGAATGTCTATAACATCCTCTATGTCGATGCCTCCAGACTTTAATGCAATCTGTATGTTTTGCTCAAGCTGTGCTTTTTCTTCATCCTCTGGCTCAAGCTCTAGGTATATACCAAAGTCATGTAGGTGTAACTTACTTATTTCCTGAAGCGTACCCACATTGTATGCACTTATAGCCTCCTGAAGCGAGTTGTTTGTTAGTGCAAACTCAATAGAATCTGCAATCCTTAGAGATATGTTTTCGCACGTTCTAGCGGATAAATAAAGGCTAGACTGTAGTATGTGTCGTGTCGCTACGTTTGATGCGTTAGCGGCAAGCTTTTGCAGCCCTACGAGTGTGTCCTCCATAGGTGCGCTACCGTCACGGGCCTCGTTAAGTCCTGTGACATCCCTAATCATTTGCAAGTAATACTGATAGGTGTTAATTAATGCCGATAACTTTGCCTGACCATTTGAGGAGCTTAGTTCTTGTATAGGAACCTTACCCCTATTCATATCACCCTCCTGTGTAAGAGACCTACCAAGTATACTACCCGTTTGGAAGTACATGTTCAAAGCCTCTTGGGGATTGTAACTTGTACCATTACCTAGGTCTACCTCAGCTAGTCCATCAATGTCTAGGTATACACCGTCTGGCACCAACTTAGATATAACCTGCTGTATCTTTAAGTTTGTGATGTTTATCATATCAGCAAACCCAGTAATCTTACTTACCGTTGACTCTATCCTACCCTTATACATTCTTGGGGCAGAGATAGCATAATTCATATTCACCTTTGTTGTGTCAGCGTATGGTCTTGTCATATTCTCTGACACTCTCCAATCAATCATTTGGTCGTAACCAAGAATTTTAGCCCCAGTATACAAAACCTCTATAGTCCTTGACACCTTCTTAAATGTGTCCGATGGTGGTGGGTCAAAAGAATCTGTCTTTTCTATAACCTTCTCAAGACCATTACCAGTTTGCTTTAACTTAAATACCTGGTTCATATACGTCTTGTACTCAAAGTATAAAACCTGGACAGTGTTATCATCATAGTCATTCCAACCAACAACATAGTCGCTTCTGTTACCCATCTTAGATATCCTATCCAACTCTTCCTCAGAAATTGATGGGTACTGCTTTTTAAGCTCTGGTATTGTTATAGACTTAACCTCACCTACATAGTAAATATCTTCAAAGTTTGGGTCCTCAGTGTAAGACCAAACCATTTTAGCTGGGTCGCAGTAGTCTACTACAACTCCTTCAGCCTTGTTCCAATCAGTTTTTATCGCAGCGATACCAAGAACTGTTAGGTCATGGTTCAATCTTCTCCTTGTCAACTCAAACTTATTCTTGTCCAAGGTATTGTTTATAACCTCTTCTTCAGCTATCTCTATGGATGGCTTGTACTTGAGTTGCATGTGGATAGATATCTCCTCCTCTGTTTCTGGAAGATTGCTTTGGTCTGGGGTGCTGTACAAGTCTAGCCCCATCATTTGCTTTATTTGTTCTATCTCTGCCTTAGCAGTAATATCCCTTAGTAGTCCAGATGCGTAGTTTGTTCTTTTCTTTATAGACTCTGGGTCTTGAGCATAGGCATTAATCTTATACTGCTTCTCTGACATACCATTAACAACGATGTCAACAAACTTAGATATAACTGGTACTGGCTTCCAATCTAAGTTAAGGTATGACAGGTCACCGTTAATAGATAACTCATCCTTATACTTTTGTATTGGCTGCTCACCTCTAGCGTAAAGCCTTAGATTGTGATACTTGTTCCAATTAGTTGCAAACCTGTTACCGCTTCTCCCACCATGAAACCACTCACCCTCTATAGCTCTTCCTACCTGAACGCCATATTCAAAGCTCTTTTTCTCCTCATCGCTAACGACTTGGCTTGGGAACGAACTATTTGGATTTGTACTTATATTCATCTATCTATTATTTTGGAAACACTACCAGTATTGTCATATCTTTTGAAGCCAAGTTTAATATTGTTTCTAACCACTTTGTTTATAGGTGCGTATCTATTTTTATTACAAGCCATTATTGCTAGTCCTGAACTAATAGACGCATCAAACTTCGTTCTGTTGTTTATATCAAATCTTGCCCAATCATTTAATGTTCTGTCGAGATACATATCTCCGTATTGGTCATCACCTATGACCCCAACACATTCGTCTATGTAAGTCTCTATTGCGGCTGCATGAGCCTGCTTAATGTCTTCACTTGAGTTAGGTATACCACCTATCTCTTTTTCCGTTTGTGAGAGGTTGTTCCAAACCCTGTCTGGTCTGTTCATGGAGTATCCCCTGTAACCCCTTCTTTTAACATGGTATAGAAGTCTTGGCTTATTATTCTCACAAAGTATTGGCATACCGTAAAAAACAATAGCCATCAATATATCCTCAAAAAATATCTCAGCGGTCTGTGGTCTAGATATATACTCTAGAAAAAAGTGGTTTGCTGGTGCCTCCTCCATAGAAAACTTTGTCAGTCCGTGAAGAGAACCATTTGAACCTATGCCACTTACAGTTCCTGATATATCGTAACTATCACACCCGAATGCCCCTAAGTGTTCATTACCAGGATACTTAACCCCATTCTTTATTATTACTCTATTTTGCAGATTTGTGTTAGGAACCCATGAAATTAAAAATCTTCCGTTGTTGCTAGGTAAAAATATCACCCTTGTATCCTTTATACCATTCTCCCACTGAAAGTTACCCTTTGTGAGTATATTGGTGTTTCTTAGGTCTTGGTTATAATCTATCTGCTGATATATCCTAGTGAGGTTAAACAAAGAGTTCTTGGCCTCATCCCTAAAAGCATGCTCCACTGTTCTTGGGAACTGTCTATAAAATTCATTAAGACCATCCTGGTCGTTCTTTAATCCCTCTACCTCGTTCTCCCAATAATCAATAACACCCATCCGTATTTCACTACCAAAGGTGTCGTAAACCTTTTTCTCTGGTGTATCAAACACGGGGTATCCATACTCATCTATGTACCCCTCGTAGTTCCACTCCATTGGTATAAACAGGCTATACAACCCAGATGCTGTCTGTCCGTTGGCGTTTCTTTTGGTTGCGTCAGAGTCCTCATACAACTTCTTAAAGTTTTCACCTCCTTTGTCCAAAGAGTTTGATGTACTCCCCATCATACACTTACCAATCACCCTACTACCTAACCTTAGACATGTCTTAGTGACCCTCCAGTTGTTAAGTATGTTTGTGGGCTTCTCCCACTTACCACTCTCATCGTGTACTAACAACGATAGTTTTTCACCATCGTATGAGTTGTCTCCTGTGTTCTTCCAGTCTATGGTTGTGTCAAGACCCGTAATGTCTTCAACTTTGTTGTTTGTATCTAGTTTCTTTCTAGTAAACTTAGACGCTGGTACACGATAAGCAAGCTCTGTCTTAGGTCTATCCATACCATCCTGTATGGGCTTGAAGAAGAACGGGTAGTTCACCGATATTGGCACCACCTTGTCTGTGAACATCTTCTTAGCATCGGGTCCTGTCTTAGACAGTATACCAAACCTTGAGTCACTAGATAGTGTTGCTAAGTTTACAGTTTCTGCTGATGACATAAAAGAAAAACCAGAGCGTCTATTCTTTAAGTAGCACATCCCATAGCTTCTGTGGTCAGCCTTACAAGCCTCCCAAAATATAAAGAACAATCTGTTAGACTCTCTAAAGTCTGGTTTACCAACATCTATCTTAGACCACTGTAAGTAGTTGTAGTGAGAACCTGTTATGTATGTTGGTTTGTTGTTGTTTACAAACCAAAAGCCATCTTCCCTTCTGGTAAACTCTGTGTCTATGTAGTCGAACCATTTATTCTTAAAATCATCTGGAGCTTCGTTCCAATCAAAAACACTCTTAAACCTAGATAACTCTTTTGGATAGTCAGTGTAACACCATTTGTTATCTTTAAACTTAACGACATCAAACTCTATTGGTAAAGCTATCTTTATGTTTTGTATCTCGTATATCTCACCAATCTGACCACTCTTACTTATAACTACAATGTCGTGCGCTTCATTGTACCCATACTTCCATTTCTTACCCTTGTTCATTCTTTTCAGAACATGTGGCTTTATATGGTCATCTATTATATTTACTAATGTCTGTTCGTACATTACTTCTTAGACCTGTTCTCAGCAAAACCAGAGAATACTTTTTTTGGTGCCTCAACTTTTTCTACGTTGTTGAGCATAT